ATTTCTCTTCAGGTGATGGTGTTGCTTTATTTAGCACAGCTCACCCACTTGTAAGTGGTGGAACTAACAGCAATAGACCTTCTTCAGGTGCTGACTTGAATGAAACATCTTTAGAAGATGCAGTAATTCAAATCGGTAAATATACTGATGAAAGAGGTCTTAAAATTGCAGCTAGACCCAGAAAACTAATAGTACCATCTGACCTTCAGTTTGTTGCTACTAGGTTATTGCAAAGTGACTACAGAGTCGGTACTGCTGACAATGACATCAATGCAATCAAAACTAATGGAGTGATTCCAGAAGGTTATTCAGTTAATCATTATTTAACTGATACTAATGCTTTCTTCATCACTACTGATGTTCCTGATGGCATGAAGCATTTTGTCAGAGCACCAATGACTACATCTATGGATGGTGACTTTGATACTGGTAATGTTAGATACAAAGCTAGAGAAAGATATTCCTTTGGAGTATCTGACCCACTAGGTATCTTCGGTTCACCAGGTAGTTCGTAAGAACTTTAAGGGAGACTCATTATGGGTCTCCCTTTTTTTTATCTAGGGATATTATTAACTTCTCTATCAACTGCCCTAGCAGACTAGCCAAGATGATAGAGTTTTTCTCTTTAGGAGGGAAATATGGCGAACACAACTTTTAATGGTCCAGTTAGGTCAGAAGGCGGATTTGAACAAATCAGCAAGAACTCTAGCACAGGAGCTATAACAACTAATTTAGATATAGATACAAGTGGTAATATTACTACAACAGGGTATCTTTCTGCTTATTCTAATATAGAAAGTATTACAAGTGCTACGCATGATGTTGAGTCAACAGACTCAGGTAAAGTTTACACATTAAACAGAGCAGCAGGTATTGTAGTAACACTACCTACAGCAGCAGCAGGACTTAACTATACATTTATAGTAGGCACTACTTTTACAGGAGCAGGACAAATTAATACTGACAACGCTAGTGATTTATTTTCTGGTTTTGCTCAAATATTTGACCCAGCAACTGCTGGTGATACCAATACTTTTATTCCTGATGCAAGTGATGATGATACTATTGATTTAGGTTCAGCAGCACAGGGTTGGGCAGTAGGTGGAATTATTCGTTTACACGCAACTTCAGCAGCAGTATGGCATTGTGAAGCATTCCTTCATGGTGATGGTACACTAGCTACTCCATTCGAGTAAGGGGGTAAATAATGGCAGATGCAGTAACTTCACAAACCATCATTGATGGTGAAAGAAACTGTATTATGAAATTTACCAATGTCAGCGATGGCACAGGCGAATCCGCAGTAGCTAAAGTAGATGTGTCTGCTTTAACTTCTAACTCAGCAGGTGTATCTTGTTCTGAAGTTAGAGTATTGCGAGTTAGCCATGCCATTGTTGGTATGTCTGTTCAATTGTTTCTAAATGCTACTTCTAATGTTCTACTTATGGAACTGGCTGAAAGTAGTAATGGACACATGGATTTTGCAGATTTCGGTGGACTTCCTAATAATGCAGGTAGTGGTAAAAATGGTGACATTTTATTTACCACTAAAGGTCACTCTTCAGGAGACACTTATTCCATTACATTAGAAATGGTTAAAGTGTATTCTGATTAATCGGAGCTAATTATGGCTAAAATCAAAAATTATGTAATTTCTGAAACTGGTGAGTTTCCTCCACAGTATAAAGTTTTACATCTAGATGAAGATGGAATCTATAGACCTATATTTGGTCCTGACCCTGATTTAGAAGATGCAGAACGTAAGTGTGATGAAATGAATGGTGAAAGAGCTAGAAATAAAGATGGTCATTATATGGCTGACGACCTTTCTACTCCTGATATCAATGAGGCTTATGTTGGTGGTAAAGCACCTAAGAAAAAAGCTGTTAAGAAAAAACCAGCTAAGAAAACTACAACTAAAAAGAAAACTACTAAGAAAAAGTAGTATCATTTATATTTATAATACTCTGGTAAAACGGAGTATTATATTTATTCAATTGGAGAAATTATGAAAAAATCTAAATATATGGCTGGCGGTGGTAAGTCAGGAATGAAAAAGTCTAAATATATGGCAGGTGGTGGTAAGTCAGGTGTTGAGGTTGGCAAACAACAAAGTGTCATGCAATACAAAGATTACGTTAAGAAAATGTTTGGTGGTGGTATGACTTCTGAACCAGCCTTAAAAAAGAAAAGAACTAAAGGCATGGCTAAAGGTGGTAAGAGCTAAATAGAGTTCTGATGACCAAAAGAAAAAGAGAAAATCCTATACCTAAAACAACTAAAGGTAAAGGAGCTAACTATCGCCCTACTAAATCTGGTGCTGGTATGACAAAGAAAGGAGTTGCTGCTTATCGCAAAGCAAATCCAGGTTCTAAATTAAAAACTGCAGTAACAGGTAAAGTAAAAAAAGGAAGTAAGGCTGCAAAACGCAGAAAGTCTTACTGTGCTAGGTCTTTAGGTCAGTTAAAAAGAAGTTCAGCTAAAACACGAAATGACCCTAATTCTAGAATTAGACAAGCTCGTAGAAGATGGAAATGTTAATATGGCAATTTCAAGAACAAACATAAAAAATCAAATAACAAAAGCACCTTCATCCAAAAAAAAAGTTACAAAAACTAAATCTGGTATAACTGTAACCAGAATTAAAAAGGATAAATAATGGCTACAAGTGGAACAACTACATTTAACTTAGATATAAGCGATATTATGGAAGAGGCTTATGACCTTTGTGGTTTAGAGTTACGTTCAGGATATAGCTATAGAGGAGCAAAAAGAGCTTTAAATTTAGTTTTTTTAGAATGGCAAAACAAAGGATTAAACCTTTGGACTGTAGAACAAGCAAGTGTTTCTTTAACTGCAGGAACAAGCAGTTATACTATAGCTTCAAGTGCATTGGATGTTGTAGATGTATTTATTAGAACTGATGCAGGTGATACAAATAAACAGTTTGACCAAAGATTAAATCGTATTTCTAGAACAGAATATAATCATCAAGCTAATAAACTTACACAATCTAAACCTACCCAATTTTATGTAGATAAAGATGATGACGCTGTAAAAATTGTTGTTTGGTCAACACCTGATGCTGCACAAACATACACGCTTATATATGATTATGTAAAAAGAATAGAAGATGTTGGAACAATTGCTAGCAATAATCCAGATGTTCCTGCTAGGTATTTGCCATGTTTAACTTATGCTCTTGCATATAATTTAGCTTGTAAATCACCTGAAGCACAAAATCGAGTTCCTATGATAAAACAAAGATATGATGAACTTTGGAATGATGTAAGTGAAGCTGATAGAGAAAAAGCTGCAGTTAAATTTGTTCCTGATTTATCAATAAGCGGATACTAATGGCATACGCAAGAGCAAGTAAAGCTTTAGGTCAATGTGATAGATGTGGCTTTTCTTATAAATTAAATACATTGCAATATCAAATAGAAGATGGAAAACGTAATGGTTTGAGAGTTTGTTATGATTGTTTAGATGAAGACCAACCACAATTAAAAATTGGTGAAGTAAATACAAACGACCCACAAAATTTATATAACGCAAGAGTAGATACAGGTAAAACAAATTCTACATCATATGCAGCTTTTGACCCTATTGGTGGTGGTGTTACTGAGTTTGGTTCTTCAACTATGGGTTTAGATATTAAAGGTGAAGTAGGTAAATTAAAAGTGAGTACAGAATGAGTTGGACATTTACAACATTAAAATCAGCTATACAAGATTATACGCAAAATACTGAATCAACCTTTGTGGCTGATTTAGGAACTATAATAAAACAAGCTGAAGATAGAATAGTAAAATCTGTAGAACTACCAAATTTTAGAAAAAATGTAACTGGTTCTTTTACAAGTGGCAATCAGTATTTATCAACACCATCTGATTATTTATATCCTTTTTCTTTAGCAGTTTTAGATAGCGATAGTGCATACACTTATCTTTTAAGCACAGACGTAAGTTTTATAAGAGAAGCATATCCATCAGCTTCTTCTACAGGAGTGCCAAAACACTATGCACAGTTTGACGATAATACTTTTATTGTTGGACCTACACCTAATGCAAATTTAACTGCTGAATTGCACTATTATTATATTCCACAATCAATAACAGAATCATCTGATGGAACAAGTTGGTTAGGTACAAATGCACCTGAACTTTTATTGTATGGAAGTTTGTTAGAGGCTTATACATTTATGAAAGGTGAGCCAGACATAATGGTAAATTATGAAAAAAGATTTCAAGAGGCTTTACAAAGATTAACTTTGTTATCAGATGGTTATAATCGTAAAGACGCTTATAGAGATGGACAAAGGAAAATAGATGTCTAATGACCCAATAATTGAACTACAAGGCAAAAATATTGCATTAGTAGCTATGGGTCAAAGTCAAATAGATTTTCATTTATCACAAACGCATAGCGTTGAATTTGACGAAATTTGGGCAATTAATGCCATGATAGGTGTTTTACCAAATATTGATAGAGCATTTATTCTTGACCCAATGAGTAGATTTTTTGATACTGAAGATGCAGGTACTATGACTGGCATGATGCGTAAACAACTGCCACTTGCAAGTTACCCTATTTATACTTGTGAGTTAGATGAAAGAGTACCTGCAGCTTTAGAATATCCTATAGAATCAATAGTGCGTGATTTAGGATGTGCATATTTTAATAATACAATTCCCTATGCAATTGCTTATGCTATATGGAATAAAGTTAATAAAATTAGTATTTTTGGTGTGGATTTTACTTATAGAAGTAATATGCACTTTGCAGAAGCTGGTAGAGGTTGTGTTGAATTTTGGTTATCAAAGTGTATAGATGCTGGAATACAAATAGAAATAGCACCCAGGTCAACTTTGCTTGATACAGATATAGGTTTTGAAGAAAAATTATATGGTTATCACAGATTAAAAAATCCTAAAGTTGCTTATCAAAATGGTCCAATAATGAGTGTTTGTAAATTATCAGATATAGAAATAGAAGAAAAACCAAAGCCAGTTGGAATTATAGGAAGAAAAGATTTAAACTTATCTGAACCAGTAGAACCAAAGGAATATTAATGCAAACAGACAAATTTGAAATATCAATAGGTGATTTAGGAGTACAAACAACTAATAATAGAGGTCATACTATTGAAGAGGTTGCTGAAATGGCAACAAATAAATTAATATCTATAAGTGATACTGCACCTATGGAGATTAAAGCTCAAGCACACGCTTTTAGAGATAGAACCAAATGGGTTATTGCACATTATGTAAAAGAAGGTATAAAAAACCATACTTGTACTATATGCAATGAATTAGAAAAACAAGGTCATAAAGACCTAGCAAATATAATAAGGAGGCTGTAATGGCTATTACACAAGCAATGTGTACTTCTTTCAAAAAAGAACTTTTGGAAGGTGTGCACAATTTTAAAAACTCAGGTGGCAACACATTTAGATTAGCACTCTATACGAGTTCAGCAACTATGAGTGCAGCAACAACTGCGTACACAACTTCACAAGAAGCAAGTGGAACAAACTATACTGCTAAAGGAGAATCTTTAACAAGAGTTGACCCTACAAGTTCAGGAACTACAGCATTTACTGATTTTGCTGATTTAACTTTTGGAACAGCAACTGTAACAGCTAGAGGTTGTATGATTTTTAATGACTCCGCATCTGGCGACCCAGCAGTAGCAGTATTTGATTTTGGTGCAGATAAAACATCTACAGCAGGTTCATTTACTATTACATTTCCTACGGCTGATGCAAGTAATGCTGTTATAAGAATAGCGTAGATTTAGCCAATGGCTAATGTAACTGGTTGGGGTAGAGGAACTTGGGGTTCTGATACTTGGGGTGAAGAAAACCCTATTGCATTAACAGGTTTAGCAGGAACAACTGCATTAGGGTCTTTAGCAATAACGGCAGATGCAAATGTTGCAGAAACAGGAGTAGCAGCAACTGGAGCTATAGGCTCTGAAACTGTAACAGGTATTGCTAATGTTTTTCCTACTACTGTAGTAGGAACTACTGCATTAGGCTCAGAAACAGTAAGTGGAGATGCCAATGTAACAGAAACAGGATTAGCTGGAACTACAGCACTAGGAACTATTTTAGCTGCTGGTTTTGCTGTTACTGGTGTATCTGGAACTGCATCTACAATAGGATTAGGTGATGAAACTGTAACAGGTGATGCCAATATGTCTGTTACAAATGTTGTTGGAACAACAGCATTAGGTGATTTAAGTCTTGTTACTAATAATATAATTGCAGTAACTTTAAGTGCAGCAACAAGTTCATTAGGAAGCCTTAGTGTAACAGCTCATGCAAATATCTATCCCACAGGAGTAGAAGGGATAGGTAGAATTACTAATCTTACAGTTTGGGGTTTAATAGATGATTCACAAACACCAAATTATTCAACAATATCAACAAGTCAAACTCCTAATTGGAGTGAAGTGGCATGATAATATATAATTTTTACGAGGAAAATAAATGGCAAGTACATATGTAAATGACCTAAGACTTAATGAAATGGCGACTGGTGATGCGTCAGGAACTTGGGGAACAACCACAAATACAAACTTAGAGTTAATAGCTGAAGCATTTAGTTATGGCACAGAAGCAATAACAACTAATGCTGATACGCATACAACTACTATTGCAGATGGAGCTACTGACCCTGGTAGGTCTATGTTTCTTAAATACACAGGTGCTTTAGATTCTGCTTGTACTGTAACTATTGGACCAAACACAGTATCTAAACTGTGGTTTATAGAAAACGCTACAACAGGTTCGCAAAACTTAGTTATAAGTCAAGGCACAGGTGCAAATATAACAATACCTGCTGGTGATACTAAAATTATTTATGCTGATGGTGCTGGTGCTGGTGGTGCTATGGTAGATGCACTAGCTAGTATTTCTGCTGTAGATTTAAAAGTACAAGATGATTTAACAATATCAGATGACCTTACTTTTGACTCTGATTCAGCAGTCATTACTTTTGGTGCTGATGGCGACACCACTTTAACTCACACAGACGGCACAGGTTTAACTTTAAATTCTACTAATAAAATTTGTTTTAATGATGCCAGTCAGTTTATACAAGGCTCAAGTGCAACTGTACTTAGTTTAGGTGCAACAGATGAAATTGATTTAACAGCTACAGCTATTGATATTAATGGTACAGTTGATATGTCTTCTACATTAACTTTAGCTGGCAATGCAGACTTTAATGGAGATTTAGACGTTGATGGCACTACTAACTTAGATGTAGTAGATATAGACGGAGCTGTAGATATGGCTTCTACATTGGCAGTAACAGGTATAGTTACACTAACTGATGACCTTATTATTGGCGATGGAAAAACTATTGGCTCTGCATCAGATGTAGACGCTATGACTATTGCTTCTAATGGACAAGTTACATTTACGCAAACACTTATCGGTACTGATTTAGATATAAGTGGTGACGTAGATATTGATGGAACACTAGAAACAGATAATTTAACAATCGGTAGTGCACAAGGTAGTGATGGACAGGTTTTAACTTCAACAGGAAGTGGAGTGGCTTGGGAAGATGCAGCTGGTGGTGCAAGTTCAATAAATGATTTATCTGATGCTAAAACTTTTGGTACTTCTTCAATTATGCTTGGAGATGCTACTACAGGAACTATAAGTGGAGCAAACTACAACACGGCTGTAGGCATAGATGTTTTTGAAGCACTAACTACAGGAGATAAAAATACAGCACTCGGATTTGGTGCTCTTACTGGTGTTACTACTGGTAATAACATGGTCGCCATAGGCTACAATGCACTGTCTACTGCATCTACTGTGGAAGACAATGTGGCTGTTGGTACAGAGGCTCTAGCATCTACCAATAACACTAGAAACTTAGGAGTTGGCTATAGAGCATTGACTGCTCAAAGTGGTTCTTCTGACAATATAGCTATTGGATATGATGCTTTAGTTAGACAAACTACAGGTGCAAACGGAAACTTAGCAATAGGTAACTACGCAGGTAGAGCAGTTGTATCATCTGCAAGCACATCACAACTTATAGCTATTGGACATACTGTGGCTTCAAATGCTTCTGCAGCATTAGCTGGTTATCAGAATACATTTATAGGATATAACGTAGCATCTGGTGCAAGTTTGGCTGGAGCATTTCAAAATACGGCTGTAGGTGGTAGTACATTAACGGATTTGACTATAGGAGACCATAACGTGGCTATGGGCTATAATGCTGGTAATTCAATAACTACTGGTGGTGAAAATGTTTTTATAGGTTCGGCTTGTGGTGAAGACATAACAACAGGCAGCCAGAACGTAGCAATCGGTAGAGAATCATTTATGGATGCAACAACTGCATCTGATTGTGTTGCAGTAGGATTCCAAGCATTAGAAAATGCTACAGGAGGTAGTAATACTTCAATCGGTTATAAAGCAGGTGAAGATGTAACAGGCGGTACAAATAACTTTTTTGTTGGTAAAGGAACAGGAGTTTCAGGTTCTCCTGGTGGTTCTATAACAACAGGTAATAATGAAGGTGTGCTTGGAAATGGTGATGTAAGTAAAATTAACGTACAAGTTTCTTTAACAGTAGCTTCTGATGAAAGAGACAAAACAGACTTTCAACCTTTGACAGCTGGATTAGATTTTGTAAATGCTTTAACACCATACACTTATTATTGGGATAAACGTGCTAATTATGTTGATTGGGATGCAAACCCTGATACTGACTTAAATAGTGTAACCCATGATGGAACACACAAAGAAGACTGGATGGATTTAGGTTTTAAAGCACAAGATGTAGTTGCTTTAGAAGAATCTATAAATCATAAACTATCTAATAAAACCAATTTAGTTTCAAATCAAACAGGCGATGGCAAACAATATCAGTTACAGTATGAAAAGTTTGTACCAATTCTAGTTAAAGCTTTGCAAGAAGCTGATGATAAAATAGATGCGTTGACCGCTAGAGTCACAGCATTAGAAAGTTAATATAAGGAGTAAAAATGGCAGTAACTAAAACACTAACTAAAGCTATTCCTTTTGTATCT